GGTATATAATACCTGTACGTTCATCCCACTTCGGTGGGACGCAAGTAAGTCGCGGAACGGAGCGTTCATCCCATGATAGATTTACTTCTATACACTACACTCAGTTGTCAAGATTCTGATGCAATTATGCTCAGGATCGCTAGACATGAATCTTTACCACCTAAGGTAAAGATTGAGTTGGTTGAGACCGTAAGGGAAGCAACCGAACCTGAGTGTTATTGGGACGCAAACGACTGAAGGAACGGGGCGCAAATCCCTAGTATTTCAGGAGTAAACTTATGAACACCCTTCAAATCATCAAGAAGCAGATCAACAAAGCATCTGCTGTTCACGACGCACAGATCACTCACACCGCATATCGTGGTGTAAAGTGTGAAGTACACCAACCAGTAAAAGAGTCTCACGGCACTTTCTGCTATCGTGGTCGTACTTATGTGAAGTGATATGGGAGCACTACAAATCACTGGGATCGTATCCCTAAGTTCTGTAGCATTCCTATCATTGATTTACGGAGAGATTAAAGTTCTTTCCAAATAATTAAGAGAGAGGTTTCACAACCTCTCTTTTTTTGTAGTTTTATGTTTTTTTAACAAATGTTAGTGAATTAACACAAAGATGTCTAGATAATATAGAATTAAGGATAATTCTTATGCTCTAAAACTCCCACGTAATTTTTTGTTATTTGAAAATCAAAAGAGGGTAGATTATGCATAATCTCATTTCTCGCAATCAATTGGCAGAATGGATCCACATCGAAGAACACCTTGAACGTGCAAACGATGAATTGGACCTTGTAAACGACTACTTTGACTGCTTAATAGAATGCGAAGAAGACCAATCAACTTGTAAACGTGTATGTAGGAATTTATTAGTAAGCGGGGGTTGACTACCCCCCTTTTTTTGTGTAAAATGGTAGAAAGTGAATCTACCTATGGAAAAAGACAAACTTAAGTTAATCGTCCGGAACTTAGAATTGCTTGTCGATGCATTAAAGACTGAAGTTTATGCCGACGTAAACGCATATAAGTATAACGAACCCAACATGCCATTCCCGGCAGACTATGATGAACTCTATGACGATGATGATGGGTACGCTGACTAATGACGGATAGAACTAAAAAATTAATTAAACTTTTGGAACGCATGATCCAACAGGAGCATCTTTATCCCGAAGATAAACTGAGGGAGATGAAGACTCAATTGCGTGAACTAAAAGAAGCAATTTCCATGCTACAATCACAAGAAAAGAAAGGTTTTAAGTAATGAGTGTTAAACTAGTATCTGTTACTCCCGATGCGGAGCAGACTATGGCGTATATCGCCAGAGTTTCTAATCCCAACAACCAGGATAACGAAAAGTATGCTGGTTTGTTGCGTTATTGCATCAAACACAATCACTGGTCTGTGTTTGAGCAGTCCACAATGACTCTGGAGATTGAAACCACACGCGCCATCGCGGCTCAAATCCTGAGGCACCGTTCTTTCACATATCAAGAGTTTTCTCAGCGGTATGCTGATTCATCTTTGTTAGGTTTCGACAAGATTCCTCTGCCTGAGATGCGTCGTCAGGATGAAAAGAATCGTCAGAACTCTATTGATGATCTTGATCCTTTTGTAGTTCAAAATCTGGAACTGCAAATGCAGACTCTGTTTGATTCTTCTATGGCACTGTATCAGCAGATGCTTAAGCGTGGTGTGGCAAAGGAATGTGCAAGAAATGTGCTTCCACTCTGCACGCCCACCAGAATCTACATGACGGGATCCTGTCGTTCATGGATTCACTACATCTCTTTGCGTTCTGCACACGGAACTCAGAAGGAGCACATGCAAGTTGCAGAGGATGCAAAGAAAGTATTCATCGAGCAATTTCCTACTGTCGCTGAAGCCCTTGAGTGGGTCTAAATACAACACATTGAAACTATCATTATGCCCATATACCCTGTAAAGAATAATAAGACTGGAGAAGAACAAACTTTGAATATGACCATTGCTAATTATGAGCAATGGCGTAAAGATAATCCTGATTGGGACAAGGATTGGAGTAAGGGATGTGCATCTGCTCAGGAAGTTGGAGATTGGCAGAATAAACTGATCTCTAGAAATCCTGGATGGAATGACGTTCTGTCGAAGGCATCGAAAGCACCCGGTTCAAGAGTAAAGAAGATCTAGTATGGCAAGACGTAAAAGAGGAAGTAGCATCGATCAACCCATTGGAGTTGGTCTGACTGCTAAGCAGATGAAGCGGAAGAAACCGCTAAGTTCAGAGTATTTGATTGAAGTAGAACCTCTTACGGACAATCAAAGAAGACTATTTGATTCATATGCCGACGATAAGCACATTATTGCTTATGGATGTGCAGGCACCGGAAAGACCTTTATAACGCTCTACAACGCGCTTCAGGACGTTTTGGATGAAACCACGCCATACGAGCGTGTGTACCTTGTGAGGTCTCTGGTGTCCACTAGAGAGATTGGATTCCTTCCTGGCACTCACGAGGACAAGGCAGACATCTATCAGATCCCATACAAGAACATGGTCAAATACATGTTCCAAATGCCTAGTGATGCTGACTTTGAAATGCTTTATGGCAACCTGAAATCACAGGAGACAATCAAGTTCTGGTCTACATCTTTCTTACGTGGAACCACACTGGATAATTCAATCATTATTGTGGATGAATTCCAAAACTTGAATTTTCATGAACTTGATAGTATAATTACAAGAGTTGGTGAAAATACTAGAATCTGTTTCTGTGGTGATGCAACCCAGTCAGATTTACAAAAGACCAACGAACGTAATGGCATCATTGATTTCATGAAGGTCATTCGCTCAATGCCTTCGTTTGACATCATTGAGTTCGGCACTGACGATATTGTTCGCTCCGGACTTGTCAAAGAATACATCATCGCCAAAATTCAAATGGGTTTTTAATGTTTAAACATGTTGACTTGAGTCTTCCTCAACTTGAGAGGGAGACAATCGATGGAGTTCGTTATTATTCAGTTCCTGATGAAGAAGAACTCCTTAAATTAGTTTCTATTACTTCTGTTACTAGTCACTTTAATAAAGAGATCTTTGTTAAGTGGCGCAAGAAAGTTGGTAATGAAGAAGCAGATCGTATCACGAAAGCGGCAACAGGTCGTGGCACTGATATGCATACGCTTACTGAACATTATCTGAAGAATGAGGAACTTCCAACAGTAAGACCTATTTCGGATTTTCTGTTCAAGATTTCTAAGACTAACTTAAAGCGTATAAATAATATTTACGCTCTTGAAGGTTCTCTGTATAGCAAGCAACTTGGCATTGCTGGCACAGTTGACTGTATTGCCGAGTATGACGGCGAGTTAGCGATAATAGATTTCAAAACATCTAAAAAACCCAAACCACGAGAGTGGATTGAGCATTACTTCGTTCAGTGTATGGCGTATGGTTGTATGCTGTATGAAGTGACTGGAATCTCAGTCAAAAAACTTGTTATTATTATGGCTTGTGAAAACGGAGAGTGTGTAGTTTATGAAGAACGAGACAAAGCAAAATACATCAAGTTACTCGGAGAGTACATTAGAAAATTTGTTCAAGATAAACTGGAACTCTATGGAACCAAATAAAGAACTAGAGAAAGCAATCGCGAGTAAATTTTTGACACCATCAAAGTTTGCAATTGAGATTGAGAAGATCGTTGCTGAGGAGCAGTTCAATTACATTGACGCTATCTGCCACTATTGCGAGATCAATAATCTTGAGGTAGAATCAGTAACGAAACTGATCTCAAAACCCCTGAAGGAACGATTGAAGTGGGACGCCATCCGTCTCAACTTCATGAAGAAAACTTCACGGGCAAAGTTGCCACTATGATTTCCCGCGACGAACTGATGCACCATCGCCTTCAGGCATGGTTGCGCGAAAATAAGTCCGAAGACCTGGAGTATCTTGGTTACTACGAGGATACTCTGGGAGTAAAGCGTCATTGGTATCGTATCGATACTAATCACGTTTCAGTTGATTGTATTGAAGGAATTGATTTAGTAGATGCTGAAAGTGACACCCTTTGAAACTTACCAACATTATCTTTCATTAAAGAATCATTTTACAAATCCAAAATATGATTTCTTTCGCTATGGTGCCAAGACAAGGGCATCCGTAGCGTCTTTTAATAAGAGGAAAGATAAGTATTGGTTTGAAAAAACTTCTAGAAAATATAACGATGGAGAAGTCGTTGACTTTCTCGTATCAAATTTTGCGTCCGCTGACAACCCACAAAACTTATGGATTGGAGAAATTATCAATTCTGGCGAAAGAGTGTACGCCGATTGGATGAAACGACGACAGAGTTCGACTTACTTGTTCAAAGAACAAAGCAGCGAATTGCTATCGGAGAACGAATTAGAGATTCTGTTCGACTGTTCCAAAGGTCATCCAAAAATTCTGAAGGAGTATCTAAGCGGCAGATTGTCGCTAGAAAACTTCGTGATCTTCGACAAAATTTTCCATTTTTCTGAAAAGTTTGATAAGAAGTTGAGTGACCCAGTGTGGGAAACCGTCAGTTTAAAAATCAAAAAATATGGACCGTTCATAAATATTGACGTATTCCAGTTTAAAAAAATCTTACGGGAAATAGTAAATGGGTAGTTTTTTCAAATCGGATATAGTTCGTGAAGAATTAGAACAAATCAATAGTATGCAAGAGGAAATTTATAGTCATGCTATGAGATTTCCTACTATGTCTCGTCAAGAAAAACTGGAGCACATTGAACAATTAACTGAATTATTGCTAAAACAAAAGATTATGTACACTCGGGTATCATTATCTGATGATCCTGAGGCAGTTGAAATGAAGGAAAATCTCAATAGATCTATGCAAATGATGGGTTTCCCCCCACATATGGATCTCAATCACTTCTTCGACTCGATGAACAAAACCATCGATGCTCTGAAGGAACATATTGACAAGTGAGACTCCCTTCGTTATAATATCCAAGTAATCCAAACATCCAATTTATCCGAGGTATCTAATGTCTTTCGCAGACCTTAAGAAGCAATCTAAGCTTGGTTCTCTTACTCAGAAACTTGTAAAAGAAGTTGAGAAGATGAACAACAATGGCGGTTCAGGTGACGACCGTCTCTGGAAACTAGAAGTTGATAAAGGCGGCAATGGATATGCCGTCATCCGTTTCCTGCCTGCTCCGAACGGTGAGGACCTTCCGTTCGTGAAACTGTATAGTCACGCATTTCAAGGTCCTGGTGGATGGTTTATCGAGAACTCTCTGACCACTCTGGGTCAGAAAGATCCCGTGTCTGAATACAACTCGCTGCTGTGGAACAACGGCACCGATGCAGGCAAAGATGCTGCTCGTAAGCAGAAGCGTAAACTGACTTATATTTCCAACATCTATGTTGTCAAGGATCCTGCCAATCCTCAGAACGAAGGCAAGGTTATGCTGTACAAGTATGGCAAGAAGATCTTTGACAAACTGACTGCTGCTATGCAACCTGAGTTTGAGGACGAGGAAGCAATCGATCCGTTCGACTTCTGGCAAGGTGCCAACTTCAAACTGAAGGCAAAGAACGTTGCAGGTTATCGTAACTACGATTCTTCTGAGTTCGCTGCACAAAGCGCACTCTTGGACGACGATGACGCAATGGAAGGAATCTGGAAGAAGCAGTTCTCTCTCGAAGAGTTTGTTGCTCCTGATCAGTTCAAGTCTTATGATGAACTGAAGACTCGTCTTGACTATGTTCTTGGCAACAAGGGCACAACTCGTTTCCAAGATCAGGAAACTGTTGAGCAAGAGGAAGAGTTCCGTCAGCAGAATCGTGCTTCTACTCCTGCACCTAGCAGCGGTGGATTCAACGATCCTGACATCACCTTGAGTAATACTTCATCCGATGATGAGGATGATGCACTGTCCTACTTCGCCAAACTGGCAGAGGACTGATACTCAAAAGGACCCTTACGGGTCCTTTTTTTATGGCATTGTGATGTTCAGATTCTCTGTCTGAATTGTTCGTTCATCAATAAACTGTGATGACTTACCATAGACCATGATGTCTCTGAAGTCATTGAGGAACTGCTGTAACAGACCTGGTTTCAATACAAATATAGTTCTTCTCTTTTCATTCAAATCGATTTCATATGCTAGATTTGATATACCATTCTTTACCGTAGATCCAGACTTAACTACATTAGTTCCAAGACCGGAGTCATAGAACGTATATGAGAATGTTTCATCAACAATCTTTCCTGCTGGAAGAACAACTCTACCTCTAGAATCTTTTATTTCTTTGGTCTTGAAGAATCTCGTATCCGCTAAGTCATTACCATACTTTGCTTCTGCATAGTTATAGATGTCACTATTAGACAGTGGCCAATCGTGTCTAATGTTGGTGATTCCGGAACAGATTATTACAACCCAATCTAACTCATCACTTCCATACAATTCCTCTGCCACATTATCTGGTCTGAAACCTTCGGGGATTTCATACTTATCAAAGAGAGTGAGATCTTTTTGAATATCCTCTCTGAGTTTGACTCTACGGAATAAGTTTGCAACCTCAACGTAGTCGAGTGATGAGTTCTTTCCAGTCAGGAAAGATGGGTATCTGATTATTGGAAACTCTTTGAAATATGCCATTAGAATCCTACTCCTACATCGCTGTCTTCGTAGTCGGTGTTATAAACTGGTTCAATTTCTTTGAATGATAAATCCAACTGCATTGAGATTGGGGTTGAATCATCATATGTTGCATAGACTCCCTCACCTGTGTAATTAACAGAGACATCGGTTAAGAAACACTGCTTAAATCTATGTAAGAATGGGTGATCTTGTATGCCTCTTCTATAACGAAGTTCAAAAACATTTGGTGTTTTAATGAATA